CTCTCTCACCGCCCTTGGTCATATCAAAGAAGATGTCTGTAATTAAATACATTGTTTCTTTGGTCATTGGAAACTCCTTTGGTATGTACTTATTATATCATGTAAGATCCCATTGAATCTTAAGATAATCTGGAGAGTGCCATCTCTCTACATCTTCAGGAGTAGACTCATCAGGAAGAAATACAAACTCTTCACAGAAATACTCAGCACTAATGCCGCCAAGTTCTTCACAAGCATGTAAGATCTCATCGCATTGGTCAGCGTCCATTGCCATTTCATCAACTAAGAAGTCAATGTCAGCAAAGATTTGATTAGAAGGCGTGTTCATGATGCTAAATCCCATAGTTGTTCAAATGCTTCAATCCACTTCACATGATAATGAGGAAGTTCGGATTTGTCTTGTTCATCAGCAGATACCAATGGTAGGTTATGTTCTACACAGTATTTACTGTAAACATCTACTAAAAGATCTATTGGATCTTGTGGAGTGGAGAACCATTTCTTTTCTTTAGGATCATAACACTCCTTGTCTTTCATAAACTTAAGTGGCATAAGAAACCCTCTGAATAAAATTGTGGAACTGAGGAAGCATGGTATCATCTGTGATTACATACTTATGCTTATCAACATAAGACTTGACTTGATGATAGAACTCATGCTTAGTGATTAGCATTTTCTTTTGGGTATCACCTCTAAAAGATAATACTTTTAGCATGTGAGTGGTGATTACTGTACCATCCCAATCTTTAACAGGATAGAAGTCAACAACCATGTTACCGTCTTTAGAAGAAATTTTCATGGGTTGTTCCCTTGTTTACTCTTCTATTATAACGATAGAATGACCCCTAGTGAAGGGGTCATGTGACACTTATCTAACTGTCTCTCCTTTCTTATTTTTGAAGAATGATACTATATCATCAATAGCACCTGTATTTCTATATCTCACATCAGGGGTGCTTATTAATTGTATTCTACTTGCTATCTCAATAATCAACTCAGCAGATACTCCACCATCAATAGAGCATGTACCATCAGGGTTCTTTGTTCCTATCTTATCGCATACAGCGTCACCTATGATCTCAAGATAGAACTCATTGAGTCTCTCATCTTCCATGATGTAGTCAATTACATCTTCAACCAATGTATCAGCAAGTTTGCTAATAGTTTTTTCAGAAAATTGTGACATTGTGGTAATCAAGTGGATAGTGTAATGTTAGCATACCTTGCAGATTCTTCAACCTTTACTTCAATTTCCTCATATATGTGAGAAAAATCCCATCCTCGCTTAATATCATTAGCAATGTATTCAACCTGTTCTTTAGTTAAACCCAGTTGTAGATCCTCTACTGCCTCAGTCAGGTTGATTGTAAGTTCTATTGGTTCCATTAGACCCTCCCAAATTGACTTTGATTAAAATTTGCGTGAGAGAACATGTCTCTATCAACTAATTTATAAGTTCCAATACTGTTCCACATGACATAACCCTCACCATCAACCTGATCTATACCATCAGAATGACCTAAAAATGTAGCAAACTCAGCATCATGTACGAATAGTTCCATGAAGTCATGCTTGATAGATTGTACCAACTTCCAAAAGTCTATAAGGTTATTATCATAACCTACATTAATACCTTCACGAATACATTGGTTCAATTTCTTCTTAAGTTCTCTTGCTCCCTTATCATCAGTAAATGTGACAAGTTGTGCCATTTGTTTTGCAAACTTACAACGCTCAATGATAGGAGTGGTAATACCAAACTCTACATTAGGTCTAACAAATAATACTGTAGGATCATCAGGTAAATTATGATCTAAACTACTAGCGATTGCCTCACTAAGTTTACCAGTTGGACAGTCATAAACAGTATGAGGTGCTATGATAATATCATGCTCTATCACATCAGGAAATGAATAGACCAATGTGTTAGGTTGAAATGTATGATCTCCACCATAACCAATGAAGTCACCCTGATATATCTCATCGGTGCGTGGTAGACAGTCAAGACATGTATGTAATTTTTCTGATAGATCCTCATCAGGATGATTACGCTCTATATCCTCATGTGTCTCATTAATCTTAATCTTTTTCTTGTTGAATACACTCTTAGTACCAACAAAGAAGTTACCAGTAGCAGGATTAGTACCCCATACAACTGCTGGTGCACCATCCATCTTAAGTGATGCCTTTGCTCCCTTCATGGAACAAAACCAATCTAAGACAGATAGATCTCCTGTAAGAATAGCATCTTCAGGATGTTCAATGTGAGTGTTTTTCATAACTCCATTATAGTGGTTGAGTTAATCTATTGGGAAAATATTGTATCGGTTCTTGAACTGTCACATTATGAACTTCTTTCATGTATCTACGGTATAGAATACCTTCTTCTCTAAATGCTTCTATTTCGTGAGGTTGATTCATATAATCAATGTGATGTATGTCCTCACCTTTCCATACAAACTTACCACTCTTCATGGTCAATGTACCATGAACCCATTGCCTAAGATGTACTAACTCATGTAATAGAGTTTCAATATACATTTTAGAATCCATATTGGATTGTAACTGTATCTCAAAATCTCTAGGTTTATGTGATGTACCTATCCAATCACAAAAACCCATAGCATCTTCTCTAATCAATCCTCTATGGATGACAGTTACATCAATATGATGTCTAGGTAGGAAAGTGTTTAGAAACCAGTTGGTAACACTCTCACACCTGCGTTTAGAATAACCGTATCCACTACGATAGATACGACTCTTGTTCCCCAATGTAGTGTCCATAAGAATGATAGAATGAATAGAAGTTTTTCTTTGCTAGTCAAATCTTTACTCATTATATCTCCTCCACATTTTCAATAGACCAATCTGAAACATACTCATTTTCTACATCAAATGAATTGATGTCAGCATGAGCAAGTTCCCTTGCCTCATCCTCGGTTTCTGCTTCAACTACAACTGTGAAGTAATTGACCTCAGAACATTCTACACGAAATTGATTCATTGTTCTACACTCCATAATGATTTGTCAATGCACTCTTTACATTGTTGACATTGTAAACCAGACCAACTAAAGTGATAGACCTTAGAAATGGATCGACAGTTAGGACACATGATATGCTTACCACGCTTACCTGCTCTAACTCTTGTAGTGATCGGTCTAAAGGAAACTGTGGTTGAGATCATTTTAATGATGATGGGGATTGTAAACAGTAAGTACAATCATTGCTGATATTATAGCACATATTAGTGCTAATGCGACAAGGTGTAACATTTAATCCTCCTTACATGTACAAGCATTTTTAATACCCTCAATTTTACTAGCGAGGGAACTACACTCATCAATGGGATGATTTGCTCTATCATCCCAATGATTAAATTGATATTCTGTGAGAGAAATGTTAATCAAATTAAGTTCTCTTTTTGTTAAGTCTATTAACATAATTACCTCATGTAAAGATAACCACCAGACCAACCGCAGTTGCGTGGATCAAGTATGTATTCACGCTGATTGATGATTCTCATATCATATCTAACGTGCTTTGCTGGAGATTTCCATGATGCTGGTTTGTAAACTTCACCTGTATGCTTATTAACAAAAGCATGAACACCACCACTTCTCCACTCATTTCTACGATCATCCCAGTCATTTGATATGATCTTATGGTACTTTCTACCTGTCTCTATGGTAAATCTCATTCCTCTGAATGAACCATCATTTAAGGCATCTAATTGCTCTTGTGCATAGCGTGATAGGTCTTGTCTCTGTCCATCAGCATTGAATCTTACAACATTTGATTCAATCATTCTTCTGTGATACTGCTTGTAGTTCTCAGCAAGCGAAATACATAACTGATTTGTCCATTGAAGGACATTATCTTGAAGACTACCGATTACTGTTGAAGTCATGGGAAACTTTGTTGTTGATGTACTTATTATAAAGAAAGAAATACCCCCTGTGAAGGGGGTATATGACACTTAATCAACTGGATAAAACTCTGATAACTCTCCACATAAGGTAACAGGTTCAAGATTTACTTTACCTGCTAAAATTGCATCTGATAATTTTCTACGATAGAAATCTGTATTAACAGTTTCTTCATTGAGATTATCCCAGTCAATTTGAGAGAATAGATCATCTACAAGAATTTCTATCTTGTAGTGTTCTTCTGTTGATACATCAGTTATCATAGATCTGTTCCACCTGTCTCTACAACTTCAGCAATGTCATCAAGGACTGCTAAAATCTCATTGCCATTATTGGCAGTATCAAGAAGGAATTCTGCGAAATTAGGTGACATAATAAAATAGTCGATTTACAATATGGGGTGATCCCCAATTACCCTAAGTGGAATTGAACCACTATCGTACTTCTTATCATTCAATTACATAATGTTCCCACTCATTACGAATGATAAGGTATCGCTCCCCAACGATAGTACGATTGTACCAACAGGGCATGAAGTGGTATGCTCAAGAGGTGCTTCACCTGACTGCATTAGACTTACAGGACGTAATTTCCCTGCTGAACAGAGACAACCATAGATCCTTGCAATGGACAGGTACTAAGTCATACCACGAATAGAAAAATTGAGAGAGTGGGGCAATGATCTAGGTTTCACCCAGTTGCCCAAATTTACCCTATGGGAATCGCTTACACCTGAACCCCTACTGAGTGGTTCTAACTATGCTAGTTAGATCTCT